TGAGTTTCTTCGCAATTTATCAAATAAACAAATCCAAAATTCTCTTGAATATCTTCTGTCTCAAAAACTTTTCCTTGGTATAACCAAGGGTTTTCATAACTCATCTGGGTCCCTAATAATATTCAAGTTATTTATAGATATAACTTATCTTCAACCCTAACAGAGTGATTATAGTCATAAAAAAAGCACCTGTCAAGAGGTGCTTGGTGTATTATAATAAAAGTGTTTTATCCTTCTATAATTTGGTTGAACCAACCTTCACTCATATTATTGATAATTACATTTGCGTTTTCAACTGTTGAAGCAAAGTTGTTTTCAAGAAGATATGATGCTACAAATTCGTATGCTTCATATGCCTCTCTATTGAGTTGCTTTTTCTCTCTAGGAGTCAGAGCACCTCTTTGTGCTCCTCTTGCTGCCTGCTTTGCTTTTACGGCAGGGTCATCAGACTTGTGAGCATATCCACGAAGACCATAATCAGAAGAAGTTGTCTTACGAAAATCACCTCTTTGCTTTCTGGCAAGATTTTGTCTTGCTGTTGGATTTACACCTCTTCGACCATAAGTTGGTCTGTTTTCTAATTCAGTTGCTCTATCTGCTGCCTCTCCACCACCTGTTGATTTTGCAATTCTATTACGGATTGCTGTCTCATCGTGGCCTCTCTTAGCCATTGCAGTTGCTTCATCAAGTTCAAACTCTTCATTATATGGTTTTCCTTTAACCTTTGCGATTGCAACTTCTTTGGGAACACCAGAAGCAATCATTCTTGCGATTCTTACATCAGCAAAGTCATTATCACCATCTTGGTCCTGGTCTACTTTTTTCTTTGCTTCGTAAATTGATGAATAAGCATCTGCAATATCTTTAATTGTTTTAGCAGAAGGCCATTCGTAAGATGATTTTTGCGTCATTGGTTTTAGTGCTCCTGTTCCTGGAGTTGGAGTTTTAGTGGGTTTTGTATTATTTATACCAGTTGCTGGTTTTAGTGGGTATTTAGACATATCCCTTGGAGTGAATTTCTGCAAATCTGCTGCTGCACTTTTCACATCAGGAACAGCAGGAGTAGGACCAGTCGTAGGAAGATTGGTTTTTTGTGCTGCTTGAAGTGCCTTTTCTGGTGATGCACCAGATGCTCTTGCTCCTTGTGCTGCTCTTAATTCTGCAGATGTTGGTGTTCTTCTTTCAAATGAAGTATTTCCCAACTTACCGATTGCTGGTTTTGGTGCCGACGCAGCAGGAGTTGGTGAAGATGGTTTTGGTGTTCCACTTGAAGCAGAACTTCTTGCAGCATTTTGTGCGGCAACACTTGAATAACGAGACTTCTCTGCACCACTAAAAGCACCAGCAGTAAACTTACCAGTTGCTTTATCTAATTTTCCTTCAACTCCTTTTTGTTTTGCAAGGACGGTTGAAGATGCTGCTGGTCTTGGTGGAGGTGTTGAACCTGACCCTGCTGGTCTTGGTGGAGGTGTTGAACCTGAACCTGCTGCTGGTCTTGGGGTAGGTTTATTTCTCCCTTCTTCTTTATTTAATCTATCTGCCAGAGATAGTGCTTCTGGAGTTTTAGTGTAAATTGTTTTATATTTACCATCTCTCAGCACTACACCCATATCTCTTCTTTGGTTTGTTGCATCAATCGTTCTTTGTGCTTCTTTTTCTTTTCTCACTCTATCCCGCATTGCTTTCATAGAAGAAGATGAACCAGGAAAAGATTGTGGCAATCCAAGTGAATCCACAATACCCTCATCAAGTTGCTCCACATCTTGAGAATAATAAACTTCCTCATATAAGTTTGCTAAAGCACCCAAGTCCTGCTTATTCATTTTTAGCAATAAAAAGTATTTTTATATACTTATTTATTATTTGATAAATTGCTTCCAATACTCATAGGAAGTCATTTCTTCGTTCTTAGTTGCTTGATAAGAACGAACTCTTGATTCACCATTTTTATCTGGTGCAACCATATGAGTTTTTATTTTCTTTGATGTTGGTGCTTCTTTCTTCTCTTTCTCAAATGCTTTATGAACTTTTGCGGCATCATCATACATATGAATACTCTTAGCACCACTTTGCTTTGCTACTGCATTCGCAACATCAACTTTCTTCTTACCAATATCACCACCTTTCATCCCACCAGTATAGTGAATCTTTGACTTATCTACATCAACACCGTACTTTTTCAAATGTCCTTGAAATTCACTTGGTTTATCAAACTTAGAACGAGCAGTAATAAGATGAACATTTTGTCCTCTTGCCTGTTTTCTCTTAATGTCCTTAATTACTTTCTTATTTGGACTTGAAGTTTCCTTGAACTTCTTAGCACTTTGAAACTCACTGAAATCATATGAGTGTCCTTTTTCCAACTTATGAGTATTGAACTCTTGGTTGCTTAAACTCTTAACTCTCTTTCCAGATTCATCTTTGACGTGAACCTGAACATTTGGTTTGCCCTTCTTTCCGTGCCCAAATAGGGTCTCATCCACATCATATGCGTGAACTGTTCTTTTTGGTCTAGTTCCTCTTGCCTTCTCTTCAATATACTCTTCAAGAATTGCCGCAGTAAACTCTTCACTGATATGCTCAAACATCACTTCTGCTGCTTCATAACTTTCTGCAAAATCAGCATCAACTAAAGTTTCAATTACATAATTATAAATGTTTTCTGTTTCTTCTCTTTGTGCTGCATAATAAGCACCAAGTGCTCTCTTAATTCTTTGCTTCTTACTATCACCTTTGAAGGTTTTGCTCTTTGAATGAACGAAATCACTAATTGTTTTACTGACATCAGCACCTACGTCAATTTTTTCATTTACATATTCCTCTTTGTAACCTTTTGCTGCAGAACTCCAATAGTCACCCCAAGATGCTTTATTTGCTTTTGCTTCTTCTGGTGATGATGGTTTAAATGTTCCACTAGTTTTACGAATAGAACCTTGTGGTTTTCTTACTTTTTTCTTAGTTCTTGCTTTTGCTGCCAAAGATTCAATTTCTTCCTTTGATGGTGGTTTATCCTGAATTTTTTTTGTTACTGGATTCCAGTGTGCTTCATTTACTTCAACTTCTTCTTTCTTTACTGACGCAACAAAACCAGGAAGTTGTGGTCCTGCTTTCTTTGCTCTTGCTGCTCTTCTACGAGCAATTTCAGCATCTGCCTTATTTGCAAATTCTTTTTGTCCCGCAATATCTGGATGTTCTGCTGCAACACCTTCAGTATAAAAACTTTTATATGAATTTCTTAAAGACATCTTTTTAGACTGTTTTTAGTTATTTATAAAAAAATAGGAGGGGCAATGCCCCTCCTATCAATTTACTTTTTAATCATCACTATTTTAGCTTGGTGACGACGATTTTCTTTTTGTTTTTGTTCTTTAATAAGTTGAAGGACATTAATTTTTTTCATTTGATTGTTTCCCCCGACTTCTGCATAGAAAGTTTGTTTCCATTTTCATCAACATAAAACATAGTACCACGATAAATTTCTACTCTTGGTTCACATTTAAATGTTTGATTGGGACGGTTTGTAGTGTCATATTCAACACCACGGTATACAACTTTTGACATTAGGTTTCTCCTTAGTTTTTAGGTTAAAGAGCGTTCCTTCAGTCGGCTTTTGCGTCTATTTTACACGTCTTTGGTGAGATTTGTTTAATCTCCCAAATTAAATCATTCTTTGCTTGTTTAGGAATGTCTTGTTTATGAACTCTTCCTACAATCAATTGTGCTTGTAAGCAAGATAGAATGAGTGCTTCCATAGATGAACGTTCCGTTCCGAGTCGGCTTACTTCCGTCTACATTCGCAATTCGCAAATAGCAGATGAACGTTAGGGACTTATTATATTCCCTTGTACGTTATATAGTCAATTTTTTTTGTTATTTTTGTTACAATTTTAGAGTTTAAATCCACTAAAAGAATCTTTTGTAATATCCTGCTTAATGCCACCAACCACATAAGATTCTACTTCCGTTTCCTGTGGAGCAACTTGAAGTCCCTTAGAGGAAATCCAATGTTCAGTCCAAGGAAGTGGATTATTCTTTGCAGAAATATCATAGAGTGGTTTGAGTCCAATTGCCTTCATTCTACGGTTTGCAATCCATTCAACATAACTCCAAAGAAGTTTGTCGTTTAGACCAATCATAGAACCATCTTTGAACAGATACTCTGCCCACCTCTTTTCCTCATTTACACAATTCTCAAAGGCACCTCTTACCCATTCCTCTTCTTCTTTAGCAATTTGTTGCATTTCTGAATCATCCCCTTCACGCCACTTATTGAGGATGTTTTGAGTAATAACAAGGTGCTGATTTTCGTCTCTTGCGATGAGAGAGATAATTTTAGCGGATCCTTCCATAAGTTTGAGTTCACCAAACGCAAAACTGCAAGCGAACGAGACATAAAACCTGATACCTTCGAGAATGTTGACATTGGCAATTGCCCTATAAAGTTTTCTCTTTAATTCAATTCTACTTTCTTTTGCATATCCAGCACCCTCTTGTGCAAAAATCCAATCATTAGATGTTCCATATTGTTGTGCAGAATTAATAAAATCATCATAAGCTCCTGTGACTGAGGATGCTCTTTCTAAAATTTTATCATTATTCAAGATGGAATCAAATACTTCAGAGGGGTCTGGATAAACATTCTTAATGATGTAAGTATAAGAACGACTATGAATCATTTCCATAAATTCCCACACAGTCATACAAGCTTCCAATTCAGGAAGAGAGCAATAAGGAATAAATGCCATTCCAGGACCACGACCCTGAACTGAATCTAAAAGAATTTGATATTTTAAATTAGAAGTAAAGATGTGCTTTTGTTCTGGACGAAGAGTTTGATAATCAGCACGATCCTTCTGTAAAGAAACTTCTTCTGGTCTCCAGAAATATCCCAACTGTTGTTGAGTTAATTTATCAAAGACTGGATACTTATATGAATCGTACCTTTGAACTCCAAGTGGAGATCCAAAAAACATTGGTTGTTTTTTGGAGTCTACGTAAGAAGTATTAAATACTGTCATTCCCTGTATTTCTTTTTTTGAATTAACTCTAAATTTTACAACTGTCACAATCTTCTTCTCCTTTTAAACTTAAAATTTCCTCAATTAAATCATTAACACCTTTAGATGATTCTTTAATTTCATCAGTCTTATTATCATATGTATTTTGATAATAAGATGTTTTCCAACCATACTTATATGTATTAAGAAGGTCTTGTGCCATCACTGACACAGGAACTTCATTATTTTCATAATTCTCTGGATTATAGGACCAGTTTCCAGAAATTGCTTGATCAAAGAATTTCTGCATAACTGCAACAATATTAATATACCCAATATTGTTAGGCATATCCCACAAAAGCGTATAGTTATTTTTAAGAGTTCCATACTGGGGAACAATTTGTTTAAGTGGTCCCTTTTTACTTTTTTTAACTGACAAGAATCCCCTGGGTGGTTCAATTCCATTTGTTGCATTTGACACAACGGAACTGCTCTCCGATGGCATTTGTGCGGACAATGTTGAATGTCGTAAACCATATGCCTGAATGTTGGCACGTAAAGTTTCCCAATCATGTTGATATGGAATGGAGGAAAGTTCGTCTACATCTTTCTTGTAGGTGTCAATTGGAAGAATTCCCTGTGAATATTTAGTTTTGTTAAAATATTTACATGCCCCTTTCTCTTTAGCAATTTGGTTAGATGACTTCAAAAGAAAATATTGGAATGATTCAGAAAGACCATGAACAGCATCCCATGCCTCCTGTGAGTCATACTTATACCCAAGTTTAGCAAGATAGTGTGCAAGACCAATAAAACCTATTCCAAGAGACCTACGTGCCTTGGTTGAGATCTCTGCTGCTTCAACTGGATAGTTTTGATAATCAATCAGTTCCTCCAGTCCTCTAACTGAAAGATCACAAAGTTCTTCAAACTCTTCATCAGATTTTACTTTACCTACATTAATTGCAGAAAGAATACACAAAGCAATTTCACCTTCAGGATCATCAATGTGTTGCAGAGGAGCAGTAGGAAGTGTAATTTCCTGACAATTATGGACCAGAATATCATTTGCGAAGAAGTTATGTGTTCCTTCTACAGTAATATCATAGACTGGGATTTCTTCTTCAAGATATTCAATCTTTAGCATTTTTTTCTCCTGTTTTGTTCTAAAAGTTGTTTAGCAAGTGTTCTTTGAGTTTCGTCTCTATAATAAGGATTATACACCAATCCAGTTTGTTCTTCAATAGATTTATAAAAGTTTTTATGTTTCCCACCAAATCTATTTTTAGAAAAATGTTTTGGAAACTTAATATTCAATTCATTAATAGCAAACTCAACTATTCTTTGTCTTCCACCAATAAATCCATATTTTTTAGCAAACTTTACACCTACTTCTATAAGTTCCTCATCAGTGTATCCAGAATAGTTTGGATTATTATAACCAGTAGTTCTTATGGAAATACCATTTCTCCACTCTTCCTGAACCTCCTGTGAGCATCTTGGAAGCATCCATCCACCAGTTCCCCCCGAAGTAGCATTATAACCTTTAGTATCACTTTCAAAGAGTTTAATGAAGTGAGTTTCCTTTTCATTAATAAAGTTTTCATCTTCAGTTTGGTAAGTTTCAATCACAGATAAGTCCCAACAATTTTCCCCATAT